CTAGCCGAAAGATACAAGTGTGATACACAGAAGATGGGTACACTAAAAGATTACTTTAATAAGGGCTATACAACCAGAGATATACCTCATGCAGAGCTATCACAGTATTTATCAGCAGATTTACATGCAACTATGGAATTATATAAGAAGTTAGACTACAAACTAAGCCAAGAAGATAAAGGATTAGAATCTACTACTAAATTAACTAATCAGATATGTGTACAGCTTGCACGTATATATCAGAGAGGTTTTAATGTTAATACAGATACATTAGAAGAGGTACGTAAGGAGTTTGAACAGGAAAAACAGGAGTTATTAACAAAATTACAGTCTCAAGTGCATGAATTGATGGGAGATAGACCAATTAATCTAAATAGTCCTGAACAATTATCGTGGATTATATATAGTAGAAAGCCACACGACAAACCTATGTGGGCTAACTCGTTTGAGCCTAGATTTACTGACTCAGAGTTTAAATCAGTGATAAAAAGCAAATCATCTGTGTTATATAAACAGAAAGCAAGACAGTGTACTGTTTGTAAGGGTACAGGTAAGGTACGTAGAACTAAAAAGAATGGTAAGCCTTTTGTTAATACTAGTAAGTGTTTAGAGTGTAAGGCCGAAGGTTATTTATTTACAGATACTAAAGAGATAGCAGGTTTGAAGTTTATGGCTCCTAACCCTGATTGGGTAAGCGCACATGGATTTAGTACAAGTAAGGACAATCTTATAAAGCTAGAGACAAATGCCAGAGAACGTAACTTTCAAGATGCTGTGGTATTTTTGCAACGTGTTAGAAGATTATCAGCACTAGATACATATTTATCTAGCTTTGTTGAAGGCATATCTACACACATTAAATCAGATGGTATGTTACATGTTCAATTACTACAGCATAGAACAGGTACAGGTAGGCTATCAGGTGCTAACCCTAACATGCAGAACATGCCACGTGGTGGTACATTCCCAGTGAAGAAAGTATTTGTATCACGATGGGAAGGTGGACAGATCATGGAAGCTGACTTTGCACAGCTAGAGTTTCGTGTAGCTGCATTCCTTAGTCAGGACAAGGTAGCCATAGAAGAAGTATCCACAGGCTTTGATGTGCATAGTTATACAGCTAAAGTTATTAGTGATGCAGGTCAACCTATGTCTAGACAAGAGGCCAAGGCACATACGTTTGCTCCATTGTATGGTGCGAGTGGGTTTGGTCGTACAGAAGCAGAAGCTGCGTATTATAAACAGTTTACAACTAAGTATAAAGGTATATCTGAATGGCATAAAAGATTAGCAAGTGAAATATTAAGTACAGGTAGAATTAAAACACCATCTGGAAGAGAATTTACATGGCCTAATGTACAGCGTAGACGTAATGGAAGTGTGACATTTTTCACACAGATAAAAAATTATCCTGTTCAATCCTTTGCAACTGCTGACATAGTACCTATATCTCTGATATACATAGATAAGCTACTGGAAAAAAACTCTATGCAAAGTTGTGTAGTAAATACAGTACATGATAGTATTGTTATTGATGTACATCCAGATGAGACAGATAAGGTAATAAGAATAGTAAAAGCAACGAACGATAACTTAATAAATATAATAAATAGTAGATGGAATATAGACTTTAACGTGCCATTATTATTAGAAGCAAAAATAGGAGATAATTGGCTTGACACAAAAGATGTGGCATGATATAACTAGAAACCTTACAGTATACAAAAGGAGAAATAAATGAATGAAGTAGCAAATATAAATACTAAGGACTATGCAGCAATGGCAAAGGCTATGGGCATGGTTATGGATACAGGATCTAATAAAGAAAAGGCAGACGCACTGGCACGTGTGCGTATTAACCATGCACCTATCATGGGTAGGTCAGAAGTTAATGGTAAAATGGTCAACGTAGAAGTTGTTAGTGGTGGTACATATAAGTTGGACATACCAGATGGGCCAACATACTACTCTGATACAGCTACTATAAGACCTTACATGCAAAGATTTATGTACAAGCGTTTTGTAATGAAGACAGATACTACACCGAATAGGTATATTAAAACTATCATGGCAGACAATCTTAACATTGATCTGAAGGATAATGATGGTGGATTTAACTGTGGTAAAGCTGCAGGATACATACAGGATTTTAAGTCATTACCTGAAAAAATGCAGGATTTACTTAAACAAATAAAGCGTGTACGTGTACTATTTGGTACAATAGAACTAGACAATCCTGTTGATGAGACAGGTGCATCAGTTTCTGTAGGAGCTACACCATTTATCTGGGAAGTAGAAAACAGAGATGCATTTAAGACTTTTGGTACTGTTGTATTTAATAAACTAAATAAGATGAAACGACTACCAATTCAACACTATGTAAAATTAGCTACAGAAGAACGTAAGCTACCTAATGGTAATTGTTTTTATCTACCATCAGTAACACTTGACTTGACAAAAACTCTTGAAATGGATGATGATGCACAGGAAACCTTTGCAAACTTCCTAGCATGGGTATCTAATTATAATGGATACATTACAAATGCATGGGATGAGAATATGAAAAAGCATGAGGATGTTGACACAGAAACTGTTGACGACTTCATTGATATTACAGCAGAGGAATTTGCATAATGGAAAAAGAGTCTGAACACTGGTATGATAAGACAGGAGAAGCTGCATACACAGTTGTTGGCTCTAATGGAAAAGAGCGCAACACCAATCTAAAGGATGCTAGGAAGCATGGTTATGTACCATCTGTTACTACCATCCTTGGTGTTGCATCAAAACCACCACTTGAGAATTGGAAGATTAACCAAGCAATAACTGCTGCACTTACATTAAAGAAGAACAAAGGAGAAACAGACTCACAGTTCTTCTACAGATGTAAGGAACATTCAAAGAGTATAGGTAAGAACGCAGCAGAGATGGGTACAACCATTCACGCTATGATAGAGCAAGGCTTTGCAGGTGGTAAGGAAACAAAGCCTTATATGGTAATAAAAGAATACTTGGATAAAACATTTCCTAATGAAAAATGGGTAGCAGAGAGTTCATTCTGTGCTGACGCAGGTTATGGTGGTAAGATAGACTTGTATTCTAAATCAGGAATCTTTGTTGACTTTAAAACTAAAGACAACCTAGATGGTAAAGAAGGATCTAAGCTTGTGTTTAATGAGCATGGTATGCAGTTATCAGCTTACGCTGAAGGCTGTGGCTTTGATGATCCAGAACGAGTATCCATTTTTGTAGACAGAAAGGATACAGGATTAATAGTTCCACACAAATGGGATAAGGATACACATCCTAAACACCTACAGATGTTCAACAGTCTGTTGACATACTGGAAACTATTTAAGAACTATGATCCATCAGAAAATACTGTTATAGATGAAAGGAGAAAATAGTATGTTAGAAAATTTAAACGCTCTTGTTGATGAGATAAAAGAAAAACAAAGTGAACTCAACGAACTTCGTAAAGAATATAGAGAACAAAAGACTGCTGGTCTTCGTTCTGCTATAGAGCAACGAAATGAAGCAGACAAACTTGTACGAGAAGAACTAAAAACACTAGGATATAATTACAGAAGTCCTTATGAAAGTCTTTTTAGGACAGGTATTGCGTAATGTAAAGCAGTTTCAGGCTGCCTTAAAGTATGGTTATCGTAGTGGTCTAGAGATTAAAGTATCTGATTACTTAAAAGAATTAGGCCAAGACTTTAGATACGAATGCTTTAAGATAGAGTGGGAAGATCTGATGTATAGAACATATACGCCAGACTTCCTGCTACCTAATGGTATTATAATAGAAACTAAAGGTCGTTTTGTGGCATCAGATAGACGCAAACATTTGGCTATACAAAAACAACATAAGAAGCTTGACATACGTTTTGTGTTTGAAAGCAGTAAACGTAAGTTAAGTAAGGGTTCAAAGGGTACGTATGCCAGTTGGTGTGAAAAACATAACTTCTTATACTATGATAGGATTATTCCTGAGTCATGGATGAAAGAAAAGAAGAAAGAGTCTCTATCACTATGGCTACTGGCAGATAAAAGTGTTATACCTTTCCCATTAAAGAAGATAAGGAGAGCATAACATGGAAGATAAAATATTTATAGACTTTGAACCTAATGATTTTATTGTTAGGATTACACCATTACTAGATGAAAACCATGCGTGGACAGGGGAGTTAAGGATTGGTTCTATAACTACTGATGATAATAATTTAAGCGATGATGATTATTCACATTTAATGTATATAGTTACCTTACTTAGTTCAGCAGTTCCTTTAATGGAAGAGGATGCTGAATTTAGACAAAAACTAAACTTACATGCACAAAATAGTATAAAACCTGCTGACACAAAACCTACAATAGAATCTGTGAAAGACAATGTTGTAAAGTTAAAGTTTCATTAGGGGTAAACATGAAAATAAAAATATACCTGACTTTAAATTTAGATGAAGACGATTATCCCATACCTGTTGATGGATTTGTTGACGAAGAAATAAATGAAGCGTTACATGAATTTATATATGACATTGATGGTATGACCATAGAAACAATTAGAATAATATCGGAGTAATAAATGAACAACTATTTACCAACAGACTATCAGGCGTTTATACATACATCTCGTTACGCACGATGGTTAGACAAAGATAAAAGACGAGAGAACTGGGGCGAGACTGTTGGCAGGTATGTTGACTACATTTCCGATAAAATAGGGTATGAGTTAGATACGGATACACGTGAAGAATTGTATGATGCTATTGCTAATCTTTCTGTTATGCCTTCTATGAGGGCATTGATGACTGCTGGACCTGCACTTGATCGTGATAACACAGCAGGATATAACTGTAGTTATCTACCTGTGGACGATCCAAAGAGTTTTGATGAAGCTATGTTTGTATTACTGTGTGGTACAGGTGTAGGCTTTAGTGTAGAGAGACAATTTATTTCCAAGCTACCTGAAATACCACCACTATTTGATAGTGATACAACCATTGTGGTCAAGGATAGTAAAGAAGGATGGGCAAAGGCACTACGTCAACTGCTTGCACTTCTATGGGCAGGTGAGATACCTAAGTGGGATATGTCATTGGTACGTCCTGCAGGTGCAAAGCTCAAGACGTTTGGTGGTAGAGCCTCTGGTCCTGCTCCACTTGTAGATCTATTCATGTTTGTTGTTGGCACGTTTAAGTCAGCACAGAATCGTAAACTGTCAAGCATTGAGTGTCACGACATCATGTGTAAGATAGGTGAGATTGTTGTTGTGGGTGGTGTACGTAGGTCAGCTATGATTAGTTTGAGTAATTTAAGTGATGAC